ATGGTCAGGAAGTTCGGCAAGATCGTCGTCAAGCCAAGCAAAGCCAATCCGAAGTGGATAGAGGCCTCCTATCTTACGCCCGTGGCCGCCTTTTCGGAATGGCCGGATCTGCCGAACCGCCAGACCGCCACCTTCCCCTGCACCCAGGACGGCAGGGACGAGGCCGCGGCATGGCTGACCAGGGCGAGACGGCGCATCGAGGCTGACGTGTGGGAGCCGGAGCGCATCGTCAAGCGCAAGGCCAAGGACACCGCCCTGACATTCGGCGAGTATGCCGCGAAATGGCTGGAGACGCGTGAGGGCGAAGGACTGCACGCCAACACCATCTACGGCATCAGATGCACGGTCAAACGGCTCATCGACGCGTTCGGCGGCATGCCGATCGGCAAGATCACCTCGGCCGACATCGAGCGCTATGCGGCCACACTGCCGAAGGACCACCCATACGTCGGCCGAGAGCTGCTGTCCAAGCTCCGCCAGATCCTCGACGCCGCCGCGACCCCAGACCAGGACGGCTTCGCCGTCATCGGCAAATCACCATTCGTCATGCCGGTGCGCAAGCCCGCGCCCAGGGAGGAGACACCCGCCGCCACACCACAGCAGCTCCGGCGGATCCACGACGCCATGCCACGCAAATTCCGGCTCGCCATCACCCTCGCCATCTCCTGCGGAGGCCTGCGCATCGGCGAGGTCTGCGCCCTCCAACGCGGCGACATCGACCTCGACAACCGCATCCTCCGCATCCGCCGCACAAGACTCGCACGAGACCGCGTCATCGCCGGGCCGCCGAAGACCGCCAGAAGCAAACGCACCGAACCAATCCCCGAAGCCGTCATCCCCGAAATCCGCGCGCACCTCGCCGAATATGTGGCCGACCAGCCGGACGCATGGATATTCCCCAGCCCGCTGGACCATGACAGGCCGATCAGCACGGACGCCATGCGCGACGCCTACGTCAAGGCGAGACGCGCAGCCGGACGCGAAGACCTCCGATTCCACGACCTCCGCTCCACGGCACTCACCATGCTCGCCCAACAGGGCGCCACCGTCCGCGAACTCATGGCCGCAGCCGGACACAGCACGGCCACCATGGCCATGCACTATCAACGACTCAGCGAAGACAGACAGCGCGCGCTCGCCGACAAGGTGGCCGCCAGCATCACCACGCCGCAGCGGGACGTCACAGTCTCGGCTGAGAGCGACAAGGATAAGGAGATCGCCCGGCTCCGCGCGCGTCTGGCAGAGCTAGAGGCAGGGGAGTAGGCAAAGAAAAAGCCCGGCACATACTGCCGGGCTGTGACTGTATTGGTTCATTTACTGCTTGGTCATGGTTCCGCAGGAGCTGATTTTGAGCTGCTGGCCATCGCCTACCGTGACTTCCGGATAGCCGCCGCCAGGGAAATCGTTCTGGACGATGTTGTCGCCGTTGTCGGTCGAGATCTCCCAATAGCAGTCGCTTCCTACCTGGCTTGTGGCGCGATATGTGCCGGCGTCGATGTCCTTGCCGACTTGCCACACGCCGTCGGAAATGGAATTCTTCTTCGCCTGGTCCACTTGGCCGGTCAGGGACTGCAGCTCGGCCTTCTTCGCGTCCACCTTCTTCTGCAGGTCGTCGTGCTGTGTATTGAGGTCCTTGATGCCGGACTTCACGTTGTCCGCTTCGGCGATCGCGTCCTTGGCGTCGTTGTATTCGTCGGCGATTCCGTTGTATTCGTCGACAAGATTGTTGTAATCCTTAATGAGCTTCGAGTAGTCTTTTTTGTCGGCCGCCATGCTCTTGGCCACTTGTTTCACGGCCGCCGACCTGACGCCGATTGTGTGCGCTATCGGAGCTGTGATCAGCACGGAGAGACACACCAGCGCCACGCATACGCATGCCGCCGATTTGAAGCTCACATTGCTCTTCGTCAGAGCTTTGATTTTCGTTTCCAGCTTGTGTGGCTGGTGGATTTTCAGACCATTCTTCGATGACATGGTGTCCCTTTCTCTTTTCCTGCACCAGCTTTAGCTTAGATAAGGAAACACCCCTGCCGCAAAGTAGCTGCAGGGGTGTGTCGTTCAGTTGGACTTCTTTTTGCTCGTGCCATCCATTGGCTCCGAGAGATAATCCGGCATGGAGGCTTGTTGCTGCACGCGCCTGAGCATCTCACGGCTGAGCTCGAGCATCGTGAATTCCTCGATTGGGTGGACTCCGGCGTTATGGACTTCGTCCGGTGTAAGCGTTCCCTGCTCGACGAGTGCTTCGATTGGATTGCGCCCATACGCTCGGGCGATCGTCACGGCATCCTCCGCGGTGAATTCGCCCTTGGTCCATTTGCGGTGGAATGTGGTCATCGGTATACCGGCCTTCATCGCGATTTCTCGATTGCTCGCGCCTTCGGCGATTTCCTGTACCCATTCCTCAAACGAATTTTTCATGTTCACCCCCTTTCCAGATTTTCCGTTTATGGAAAATACTGTACCACATCGATTTGCATATTTTTTCCATTGGTGGTAATTTCTATTCCAGAAACGGAAAACCTTTGAAAGGACGGATGACATGGCAGATGAAAACAAACTGCAGGCCCTGAGAATCTCTCCTGGATTTCTCGACAACCTCCAGAAGGAACGCAACCTCAGCCACGGAGCGTTCCTCGCGGCCTGTGGACTCAATCAGCAAAGGTACGACGAGCTGTGCGAAGGCTCCTGCCCATCGCTTTTGGAATTCTCTAGAATCGTCGACAGCTTCGGCCTCGCCACCGGAGTCCCCATGGTCCCCGTAGCGCTCGCCGACGTCGCTTGAGAAGGGATGCTCCATGCCGGACGCAACCACCATGGAAAAACCACTCCTCGACCCAGTGGCGCTCGCCCACGAGATAGCCAAGGAAGCCGTCAGACAAACGGCATATGCGCCGCGATGGGTCAGTCTCAAGCAAGCCAGCGCGATGCTCGGCGGCGTCGATCAAAAGACTCTCCGTAAGTGGGCAAGGGCCGGACGCATCAAGATGCGCCAGCCGAGCGGATACCACGGCAAGCTCATGGTCAGCGTCGCCAGCATCGAGGAATTCGATGCCAACGCCGGAACGCGCCGACACTAAGGACAGACAACAATGCGCAAGGAAACCAAGAAGCCGCAAAGCTCATACGCGGTCGCCGTCGTTCGCGACCGCAGTTGTGGCGACGACGTCCAGGCCGCACGAATCAGCATCATCACCGACGAAAATCACCTCGCCGGCGTGACAGTCAGCCGTGCGGCGCTTGAATCGCTGCAGGCCAGCATCGGCCGACTGCTGCGCGAGATGGACGAGGAGGAATCATGACCAAGCTCGCACATGTCATCCTCTGCCAGCTCGTCGCCGCCATCTGGATCGCCGCCATGTGGGTGCTGTATTGCACGCCGGCGTGCACGCACCCGATCGAACATCTCATCGCCGCGCCGGTCGCAGTGCTTATTCCGGCGGCCGTCATCATGCGCCGCCTGTGCTCCGACCCCCGCTTCGCACGCTGGCTGGACGAGCAACGGCAGTGAAGGACTTGGACGGTTCCGCACACATTGCGGCATGGACGTGGTTCGTCATGCGCGGCCATGCCGGAACCGCCCGCGCGTCAAGGAAAAGACGTTAAAACCAGCCGGACGGGTCATCTTCTCTCTTCTCCTCCCGTCCGGCCTTCGCCGGGACCCGCGACAGGATGCGGGCGCCATGGATCGGCGTGTTGAGGTCACGTCGGCGGATGGATGCGCGGTTCGAATCCGCGTCCCGGCACGACATCAATCCAAAGGAGGCAAACGTTGCCAAGCAAAACACCAAGCAGGCCGGACGGCGAGAAGTGGTTCGAATGGCCGCTCACGCCCGCCAGCGTCGGCATGACGTCCGCCGAGCTGATCGGCGAACTGTACGAGACCATCAGCGCGCTCAACCGCGACCGTGGCTGGAACCTCACCATGGTCGCGCCGGCGCGCTTCGGTGAGATCGTCATCGACCGCGAGGCCGGATGCCTGCGTGCGAAATGCGCGTGGAAGGCCAAGGATCCAAGCCAGCTCGGCTCGGAACCGGCTGGGTATGTGAAGGGAGCCTGACATGGCCATAGGGGAGACCGTCATCACCATCGTCGGCAACCTCACCGCGGATCCGGAACTGAGGACCACCGGCCAGGGCGCGCAGGTCGCCAGCTTCACGATCGCCAGCACGCCGCGTTCCTGGAACCGTAATACGAACCAGTTCGAAGACGGTCAGGCTTTGTTCATGCGCTGCTCGGCATGGCGTGACATGGCTTCGCATTGCGCGCAGAGCCTTGCGAAGGGCATGCGCGTAATCGCACAAGGCCGTCTGCAACAGCATTCCTACCAGGCACAGGACGGCACCAACAGAACCGTCATGGAACTGCAGGTCGACGAGATCGGCCCGAGCCTGCGCTACGCCACCGCGCAGGTCAGCCGCATCGACCGACGGCCGCAAGGTCCCGTCTACGGCAATCCCGCCGCGCAAACGCCGACCGTCAACACCGGAGCGGGCGGCTGGAGCCAACAGCCGGCGCAGACACAGCAACCCGCCCAGCCTCCGGCCGATGATCCGTGGGGCGCGCCGTCGGACGACCAGTCATCATTCGGAGGTTTCGCCACCCTCGCCACGGAACCGGATTTCTAAGGAGCAGCAATGAAAGCCAGCGAACAACAGGCGCTCATCCCGCAGGAAGCCACGCCCGACACGCTCATCGACCTCATCGGCAAGACGCAGCAGGTCACCAAGGCCGCGGCCGTCGTGCTCAAGGCATGCCGCAACGTCATGGACACCAAAAACAAGCAGGAGCACATCGACAAGTGGGGCGGCATCCACGCCATCACCGAAGCCGTGTACGACTGCGCAGACCTCGCGCAGCGCATCCTTGACGCGGGACTGGCCATGGAGAACATGTGTGCGAAGCCGGCCACGTCACGGCAGATGATCCTCATCGACGACCTGCGCCGCAGTCTCGACATGGACGACGGCGACGTGGAGGCGACCGTCGATCCGGACACCGGCGAGATCGACTGAACCACGGAAGGAGCAAGAGAGATATGTGGTTTATTGTCGACGACCAGATGGCCGACGACAGGCGCATCCGCCGCCTGCCGCTCGCCACCGTGGGACTGTGGGTCAAGCTGTGCGTCATCCACTCCAAAGGCGTCTCGATGCAATCGAAGGACCCGGCCGCGTATCCAGGATACTTCGACAAGCTCGATCTCAAGGACGCCGGCGGCACCATGAAGCAGCTGCAGCAGCTCATCGACTCCGGGCTTATGGAAGAGCACGATGGCGGATGGCGTCCCGTCTACGCGGAAGGCATCTGCAGGGAGCCGCGAGTGTTGACCGAAGAGCAGCGCGAGGCGCGCAGAAAGGCCGGAAGCAAGGGAGGCCGCCGTAAGGCCGCCAACCAAAAGGCCAAGCAAACGTCTGGCGACTTGCCGGAAAACAGCCAAGCAAACGGAGAGCAAAACGGTAGCGAGATGGGTAGCAAAACGTCTAGCAAGTTGCTAGGGGACAGCCAAGCAAAAACATGGCATAAAACCGATACCGATACCGATATACCCTCTCCGACCCCTCCCGCCGGCAAACCGAAGCAACCCGCCACGCCGGACGCCGGCTTCGACCGTTTCGCCGAAGCCTATCCCGGATCCGTCGGCGCGAAAGGCCGCAAGACCGAAGCCGAAGCCAGAGCCCTGTACGCGGCCATCGCCGGAAACCCCGTCGAACTCACCCGCCTCCAAACCGCGCTCCGCCGCTACAAGCACGCCGTCAACGACGGTCAAATCCGCACCGGCCACATCCCACGGCTCAACACATGGCTCCGCGACCAATGGGAAACCTGGGCACCCGAACCAGTCCCGCCAACACCACGCCACAAGCACACCTGGAACTGCGAACACGTCCACCAGCTCATGGATCCACACGAGGACGCATACGACCACACCGGCAGCCTCCGCAACGGCAACCCAAGCGAATGGTGGCAGGCATGCCAAGCGTGCGCAGACGAACTCAACAACCAAGAAACCAGCAAGGAGAACAAGCAATGAGCAACTACCAAAGCAACCAGATCAAGCTCATCAACACGAGCCTGATCGACCCACACCCCGACAATCCACGCAAAAACATCGGCGACGTGACCGACCTCGCCGCCAGCATCAAAACCAACGGCCTCCTCACGCCCCTCAGCGTCGTACCCAACGGCGAGCGCTATCGTGTCATCGCCGGCCATCGTCGTCTCGCCGCATGCAAGCAGGCCGGCATCGGAGTCGCCCCATGCTTCGTGCTCCATCTCAACCCGTTGCAGCAGTTGGAGGCCATGGTCACCGAAAACTGCCAGCGCGAACAGCTCACCGTGTTAGAGGAGGCCGACGCCATCCAGGGCATGCTCGACCTCGGAGCCACCACCGCCGCCGTCGCGCACAGGCTCGGCCGAAGCGCCGACTACGTGCGTGACCGCGCCAAGGCCGCCAGCATCGACAACGAGGTCAGAGCGACCCGCGACGATTTCAGCCAGCTCACCATCGGCCAGCTCGTGGCCATAGCGCGATACGACGGCCGTCCGGATCTGCAGAAGCGCCTCGCGCAGGCGGCGGGCACCTCGAACTTCGACTACACCCTCAGCCGCATCGAACGCGACGACCGTGACCGGCAATGGATCGAATCGGTCGCCGCGCTCCTCGGGGAGCCCGACAACGGCATTAACTTCATCCGCGACCCCGAAAAGCCCTACGGCGACCCGGAATGGCGCTACCTCGGCTGCATGTTCCCGTCCGCCGGCACCCCCGAAGAAGCCATCGAGAAGATCCGCGAACAGAACCCCGCAGCCGTATCCATCCACACGGTCTCGCAGCAGGTCTACCTCTGGACCCGCCGTGACAAGACCGCCGACGCCGAAAAGGAAGCCCGACGAGCCGCCGAACAAGCCGAACGCGACGCCCGCAGGCACGCGCTCGAGGAATACGCCGCCGCATCCGCGGACAAGCGCATGGCATGGCTCCACGGCCATCTCCACGGCATCAAACGCGACAAGCTCGTCGAAACCACGGCCCAGCTCGGACTCCTGCAGATCATCGACCCGGACCCGCAGGGCTACACGCAGGCGCTGAGCACATGGAACGACGCCGCATGCGGTGGCGAACAATTCGCCACCATCAGCGGCATCGAACCGGAACGGGCGCTCGCCGAACTCCGCTACCACCTCGACGAACCCGACTGGGCGGTCTGGGCGGTGCAAATCCTCGCCGCACGCATCGAATGGTTCATCGACCCGACCGACTGGACCACCGTCAACGACACCAGCCGCCGCATCCCCGGCTATTACCTGATCCTCCAAGACCTCGGCTATGAGCCATCCGACGACGAGACCGAACACCTCGACCAGCTCATCGCCGCCATCACCGAAGCCGACTCCGACGAAAACGAAGAAGACGAGGAGAACAACCAATGACCAGAGAACAACTCGAAAGACTCGCCCAACTCATCACCGACACCGCCCAGACCGCCAGCACAATCGAACTGCGAGCGCTCGCCGGTGGCAGGGCGGAAGACGGCATCGTGGCGATGGCGGCCGGGTTGAGGGCCAATTGCACTGCTTGTTTGGTGTTGGTTGACGGTCTGATGCAGGAGGGGGTGCGTTGTGAGTGAGTTTGCTGATTCGAAGCGTGCCGCTTTGGAGCGGCAGGGTTGGCATTGTCTGCGGTGCGGGACGAACATCCATGACCCGTCATGCTGGCCTGGACGCTCCGGCCATCACCGTCAGTTGCGGCGGACGGCGGATCCGGATGTGAGGCACAGTCCGGCCAACATCGTCGAGCTGTGCGGTTCGGGCACGACCGGCTGCCATGGGTGGGTCCATCAGCATGTGAAGGAGGCCGAACGCCTCGGGCTGATAGTCCCGCTCGGCAGGGATCCGCGCACCACCCCGGTGCGCGACTGGCAGGGGATATGGCTCCGCCTCAACCAGGATGGCACCGCGACCCGTCTGACAGCCATGGAGGTCGCCACACTCGACATCGACAGGAGGGAAACAGAATGACCATTGACAAGCCCGACATGCTGCTGTGGATGGACGTGGAGACCACGGGGCTCGACCCGGACCATGACAGGATCCTCGAGGTGGAAATGCGTTGCACCGACATGAAAGGCGTGCTGTGCGTCGGCGGTTTCCACCGCGTCATCGGATTGGCGGAACGAAACGTCTCCATCACCGATGAGAACTTCAAGGCGTGGCGCATGCACTGCGCCAACGGACTGCTCGAGGACGCATTCGATGCCGGATATACGGAAGCGGCGACGGCGAACGCGCTCGAGGAATATGTCGACAGCCTCGCGCAATCGTTCACCCTCCATCCGGCAGGCAGCAACCCGCAGTTCGACCTCGACTTCATCGGCCGACTCTGCCCGAACCTCCCGCTGCACTACCACCGCATAGACATGGCCACCCTCCGCGACAGTCTCGAAGCCGCCGGCTGGGACGTGAAACCGGAAGAGGAGACGCCTGCAGCCAGCGCCCACCGCACCGACACATGCCTCGACCGCGACATCCGCCAATACGCGCGCATCATCCGCCACCTCTCCGATCATCCGGTCCGATACGTCGCCACGAAAGCAGCAAGGTGATGAGCATCTCGGCAGTGATTCTCCTGCGCGCCGCCATCCTGATCGGCTGGATGGCCAACAGGCCATGAACCGTACCAACAACGAAAGGAACCTCGGAATGAAACAGACCATCAACCACATCTCCAACCGCGTCGGCGACTGGTTCGCCACGCTGTTCTCCCTCGCCGCGCTGCTGCTCGTGCCGCACGCCATCATCCGGCCGATCATCGGCTACGGCCTCCACCACTGGATCCCCATCCAATGGCTCGCCCTGCACGCCATGCTCATCATCCTCACCCTATGCGTCGCGCTCGCCGCCTACATCATTGCGGACCGTACCGCGCCGGAACCGCCGGAAACATACTGAAAGGAGCCATCATGGCAGACCAGGAGACCATTCCGATCGGTCTGGAGACGCAGAACAAGGTGGCCGAGGCCATCTACCTGCGCTGGTATAGCAACGGGGCCCGCCATCCACGCCCATGGAACGAGATGCCCATGGAGGACAAAGAGCCATGGAGACGCGTGGCCAAGGACGCCATCAGAACGTTTTTCGCATCTCCCGAGTTCCAGACGCTGCTTGACGACGTGTACGACGAAGGCTACGACGCGGCCGGAAAGGACGCACAAGGCGGAAACGAAGGCGAGGCGCCGCGGTGAGCGTCAACGTTCCGCTGCATAAATGGCGGTCGGCCGACCCGACAATCCTGATCGGCCGCCGCTGCATCGCCCAAACCGACCAGGACGTCATCATCGACGGACGGCTCGAACTCATCCGACATCCGGACGGCATCGCCAGCCTCCGCTTCCAGGGCATCGGAAACGACATCATCGACCACGATCCGAACACATGTTCCAACAGCATGGGCGCCGGCATACGAAGCCTCGCCATCTACGGAAAGGAATGAAATGCACACCGTCAGAATCGCCACCAACCCACGCAAATGGCGCAGACCTGCACCTTGCCCGGCATGCCGCAAGTCCCGGCCGCTCATCCTGACCCTCGGCGCCATCTACAACCTCCGAACCCGCAAACCGGTCAACACTATCTACGGCTGCATCTGCCCCAACTGCCGGCACAAATGCATCCTCCACGTCGACGGCAGAAGCCTCAACAAAGCCATCCGCCTCTGGAACCACCACGCCAGCCACCATCAAAGGAACGAACAATGAGAAACACCATCTGCGCCACACTTACCGCCATCACCCTCACCCTCTGCACCGCGCTCGCAGGATGCGGAAGCGCGTCGGAGCCTTCCACGCCAGCGCATGCGGTCAGGTCCGTCGACTCGCAGTGCTCCGCCGGGGCCGACGTATTCACGGAATGCGTCATCACCCTGACCGACACGAGGCAAGTGGACTGCATCGTCTACTCGACGAACGGCAAGCAGGCCGGCCTGTCCTGCGACTGGAGCCATGTGAGCGGCGCGGACAAGGAGCCGGCAAGATGAGCTACAACGTCGTCACCACGGAAGGCATCAGAACGTTCGAGAACATCGACGATGCCGGCGACTACGCGCAGGCCATGTCCCTGAGGACTGGCGAGCCGGCCAAGGTGTTCCATGCCGAGACCGGACTCGTCGCA